ATGGTGTCTTTTGGGGGGGGGGGGGGGGTTATGGATTATTCCAGTGGACACCAAAAACATCATTAACAGAACATTGTGCAACACTTGGGATATCACCATATACAGATGGTGAAGTGCAACTAGAATGTCTGTACTATGAAATTCTAGGACAGCCATCAAGTGTAAAAGAGTGGTATTCTACTCAAGCATTTTTATCACAGGGTAATTGGTTTGATGGTGCGGGTGATAGCTCGATGGTAGGAATAACAGGTGAACAGTTTTTAACAAATTCTAGTAACTGGGCAGCAGATTATCTTGCAAGGCTTTTTATGTGTGCATATGAGCGTCCCGCACACTCAGAAAGTACGAATCATTGGAAAACAAGGGTTTCATATGCTAATACATGGTATGAATTTATTACAGGTGTTGCGCCGGCACCAACACCCACTCCAACAAAACGGCGAAAAATGCCATTATGGATGATGCTAAGATATTAATATAAATAAGAAAGGGGAAATTTAAAATGGCTGTATTAAGTAAAGATGAATTTTTTTCGAGATTGCAGTCCGTAGTTGGTACTGACACGTCTGACGCAAGTATTGCGTTTATTGAGGACATGACCGATACCTACAATGACTTAGAATCAAGGGGGAATGGAGATTGCACAGATTGGGAAGAACGTTACAACGAATTAGATAAAGCGTGGGCTGAAAAATATAAAAGTAGATTCTTTTCAACAGGTGGCGGGAATGCACCAAAAGTTGAAGAAAATGAGTGTGAACAAGAAGTAACGCCAGAAACGATAACAGTTGATGATTTATTCAAATAAGAAAGTGAGGTAATTTATCATGCCAAATAAGGTGACAACAAATAATTTGAACGCAACAAGCGTTGATATTTTGAATGCAATTAGAAATTCAGCTACAGCAAACTATCGTGATTATGTTCCCGTTGCTGAAAGTGGCGCAGATTCTGTAAAAGAGATTGGTGCAGTTATTATGAATTATCCGTCTTTGCAAAACGAATTTTTAAGTGCATTAGTAAACAGAATCGGTCGTGTAATTATGACAAACAAGATGTATAATAATCCGTGGTCTATGTTTAAACAAGGATTACTTGAATTTGGTGAAACTATTGAAGAGATTTTTGTGAATATTGCAAAGCCGTTTGAGTTTGACCAAGCTGTCAGCGAGTCCGAAGTATTCAAAAGAGAAATTCCAGACGTGCGCTCAGCTTTTCATATTTTAAACTATAAGAAATTTTATAAAGCAACAATTTCACAAGACCAATTAAGGCAAGCTTTTACAGCATGGGATGGGATTACTAATTTAATCACTAAAATTATTGATAGCATGTATGCAGGTGCTAACTATGATGAATTTCAGACCATGAAATATATGGTAGCTAAGCATATTTTAAATGGTGAGCTTTACCCTGTTACAATTCCGACAGTTACTACAGATACGATGAAAAAAGTTGTATCAACCGTAAAATCTGTATCTAACAGTTTTGAATTTTTAAGTGATGAATATAACAGAGCTGGTGTACACACATTTGTAACAAAAGAAAATCAATATTTGGTTGTAAATAGCAACTTTGATGCTGAAATGGATGTTGAAGTATTAGCAAGTGCTTTTAACATGGATAAAGCAGAATTTTCTGGGCATAGAGTGCTAGTTGATAGCTTCGGTAAATTAGATATTGCTAGATTAAATGAGTTATTCGCAAATGAAGATTGGTATGAAGAAATTGGGTCAGATGTATTACAGGCATTAGATAATATTCCAGCCATTATTGTTGATAAAGATTGGTTTATGATTTTTGACAACATGTATAACTTTACTGAGCAATACAACGGACAAGGATTGTATTGGAATTATTTTTATCACACATGGAAAACTTTTTCAGTGTCGCCTTTTGCAAACAGTGCAGTATTTATTCCAGGTACACCTGTAGTAAATAGTGTAAAGGTTTCTCCAGAAGCAGTAACAGTGCTAGCAGGTCAAAGTGTACAACTTAATGCACTTGTTGAAACTGAAAATTTTGCACCAAAATCTGTAGTATGGTCTACTGATTCTGACTATGCATATGTTGATATTTACGGTAAAGTAACACTTAATGAAAGTGCAGAAACTGGACAAACATTTGATGTCGTTGCAACGTCAACTTATGATGCTACCAAATCTGGAAAGTGCAGTATTACTGTAGGTGTTAAAACTATAGAAAAATAATAAATTAATATAATAGGGTGTTAGCGATAGCACCCTTTTATAATCTGTAAAGAGGTGAAAAATAATATGAGTTATATTACGCCAAATAGTATTATACGTTTGTTAAAAAATGTGCCACTTGATAATACATATCGGCATACTATTTATTTTGCTAGCAAATCAGACCAAATAAGTTATTTTATAGGTCTAGTGAAACATTCATTAACTAGTCAAAGTTATCAGAGAGTTAATAAAGGTACTATGCGTGTCAATGTGTCAGCAGATTCAGCGTATGATTGCAATTATTTAATGTTTCAGAATACAGCTTTTGGAACAAAATATTTTTACGCTTTTATAAAAAGTGTTGAATATATTAATAATGTAACATGTGAAATTGAATTTGAAATTGATGTTATGCAAACATGGATGTTTGATTATACTTTAACAAAATCATTTATCGAAAGAAAACACACGCCTACAGACAATATTGGTGATTGGGTGCAGCCTGAAAATGTTGACTTAGGTGTTTACATTGATTCACATGAACAGGAGACAAATTTATTTAATAGTTATAGTGTTGTAATTATAACAGCAGACGTTAGTGAATCAGACCCGCCAAATGGTATGATAGGGGGTCTATATTCTGGATGTCGCTATATTACAGCATTAGTAAATACAGAATCACAAGTTGAAGTGTTAAATAACTATTTAGTCGCATTAGTTAAAGCTAATAATCAAGATGCTATAGTTAGTATTTTATACGTGCCAACAGCTATTGTGCCAACAGAAGCAGGCTCTCCAAAACATTACACAGCAGAATACCCCCCACATATTAGTGATATTGATGGGTACGTACCGAGGAATAAAAAATTATTAACTTACCCTTATAATTTTATGTATGTTTCAAATAATGAGGGTGATGGTGTTATTTATAGATATGAGCGTTGTAATAAAACTGAAAATGGAAATATTTTATGTGGAATTTTCACGCAGTTTAGTGCTAATCCTGAGATAGCTTTTATGGTTTATGGGTATAATGGTGAAGTGCTTGATTATGATGACGCTCTATTTATCAAATCGTTTCCACAATGTTGTTTTTCTTATGACACATTCAGAGCGTGGGTTGCGCAAGGTGGAGTTTTAAAGACAACTATATCTGGTGCGGGCGTTGTTGGAAGTGCTATTAGTGGCAATGCTATGGGTGCTGTTTTAGGTACAAGTAATATGGTTAATGATGTTGTGAATGCATCTTTAAAACCTAACACCTTAATAGGTCAAGCGGGGGGCTCTTTTAATGCCGCTAATAAGTTTCAAGATTTTAGAATTACACAAAGGCACATTTTACCAAGTTTTGCAAAAATAATAGATGATTATTTTGATAAATATGGGTACGCTTATAACCAATATGGGACAGTTGACAGAAGCACTAGACCGCACTGGAATTACATTAAAACAAGGGATGTAACAATAACAGGTAGTGTGCCTGTAGATGATATGAGAAAAATATGCCAAGTGTACGACAATGGTATTACATTTTGGAAAAATGGTAGCGAAGTAGGTGACTATTCACTTGATAATTCTGTATAATGAGGTGATAAAATGAGAAGAACAAAAACGAATACACGGATAAAAGCTAACGGAAATTTTTGGGAAAGTGCAGATACTAATAAAAATACTTTCAATCAATATTTTAATAGGTTGACAGAGTTATCAATTTCAATGTTTGAATGGAAAAACTTACCCCCAGAAATTGACGTCAGATTTTTAGAATTAACATTATTTGGAGATGGATATACTGTTTTTTTCTACGATGATGTTTTAGAAAAATATCTTTGTTTACGTTGCATGATTGGCGGGTATTTAGATGTGTACCAAATTCCAACACAGCGCACTGCATACGCAAGTAATGGGTATAATATGACACTCAATGAAAATAACAGTGTATTAATATTTAATAACATGTTACACACAAATTCAATCCTAGATGTTGAAATGTTTTCAAAACGTCTATATAATTTTGACAGAATTATTGATGTAAATGCCAACGCACAAAAAACACCTATCCTAATTAAATGTAATGAAAATGAACGTTTAACAATTAAAAATCTGTATATGAAATATGATGGAAATCAGCCAGTAATTTATGGTGATAAAGGAATGGACACTAACGGATTCACGGTATTAAAAACAGATGCGCCATATGTAGCAGATAAAATTTATCAATTAAAAACTCAAACATGGAACGAAGCGTTGACTTATCTTGGAATTTCAAATGTAAACTATACTAAAAAGGAACGACTTATAACAGATGAGGTAACAAGAAATCAAGGTGGAACTATAGCAAGTCGATATAGCAGGCTTGAAAGTAGGAGACAGGCTTGTAACCAAATCAATAAAATGTTTGGCTTAGATATCTGGTGCGATTACAGAGAAGATTATCAGTCAATTTCTGATGATCATGACACAGTAAATGGAGAACCAAACACAGATGGAGAGGGTGGCGAAGTAGAATGAGCAATTTTACAACCGAAGTAAGATTTATATGTGAAGTGAACGCTGGTTATTCTGAGAGTAAAGGATATGAAAGTGTTGATACAATTTTAAGTAAATGTGTGGATAAAATTTTCAACTTTAAATTTCCAATATTTGATGAAGAATATCGTGTCCCATTGGAAAAGAAAATTTTACGCCATTATTATACAAGGGAAATCGGAATGGAAACAGTTGCACTGTGGAAGCTAAGACTAGAAACAAGATTGAATGAAATAATGCCATATTATAACCAACTTTATCAATCAGAGTTAATAAAATTCAATCCAATGTATGATGTTGATTTGACTACAAAACACACAAAAACTGGTAATGGTAGTACAACAGATGATGGCACAAGTACGAGTGATGAAAAAACAATAAACAATGCATCAACAAGTGATAAAAATGTTGCAAATGCATCTAGTAAATCTAGTGATGTAAACAGCAACACTCAAAATACAAGTGGTACGGATTATGATGTGTATTCAGATACTCCTCAAGGTGCTTTAACAAATGTAGAAAATAATACATATTTAACAAACGCAAGAAAAAAGACAAATAACAAAACAACAACAATTAGTGGAAAAGATGATGCTAGTATTACAAGTAGTTCTGAAAGTAAAACAGACACAAGTACAGATTCTACTGGAAGTAAATCAATTAATGGCACTACAAAAAATAAAAGTGTCGTAACAAATACCGAAGATTATATCCAAACTGTATTAGGTAAAACTGGCGGTTCTAGTTATAGCTCAAGATTAAAAGAATTTAGGGAGACATTTTTAAACATTGATATGTTAATTATTTCCGAATTATCTGATTTATTTTTTGGATTATGGGAATAAGTAACTATAAATCTAAATTGATTGACAATTTAACGAAAATATGATATAATGATAAAAATAGTAGAAGGAGTGACTGATATATGTATAACCAATATAATCCATATGGCGTAAATTATGGAATGCAATATGGAAATCAGTTTCAAAATCAACAGGCACAAAGTAATTTGATTAAGGTAAACGGAATTGAGGGTGCAAAAGCATATCAGATGAATGCTAATAGTTCGGTAGCTTTGTTTGATGCTAACAATGACATATTTTATGTCAAAAATACTGATGGCGCTGGTTTTCCTACTATTAAAGCATTCAGTTTTACACCCTTAGATGTTGAACAGAGTAACACTGAGTATGTAACTAGAAAAGAGTTTGAAGAATTAAAGAGGATGATTACAGATGGCAAGCAGTTTATTTCCACAAATGATGCAGAATAATCCTATAAATAAGATAACAAATTTAGTTAATCTTATGAGAGGTAAAAACGTTGATGCAATGTATAATATGATGATGCAGAACAACCCGCAATTTGCTAATTTTGTTAATCAAAATAAGGGAAAAAGTGCTGAACAGATTGCAAATGAAAACGGTATTGATTTTAACGCAATAAAACAATTTCTTAGATAAATTGAAAGGCGGTGAAAAATTGTGTTTTATCCGATATACACAAGCGGTTATGTTTAGCTATAATTCCAATATATCATACACATTAAAATAATATCTTAGTATCTCAAACAAACATGAAAGGAAGTAAAGGCTATGGATGATTTATCAGTTGCCGATATTGGTGCAGTAATGCGTGGAAATGATAACGGTTTTGGCGGTAGTTCTGCGTGGGTTTTAATTATCCTGTTTGCGTTGATTTTTGGATGGGGCGGTAATGGGTTTGGAAACAATGGACAAGCTGTCACCGAAGCACAGTTATGCAGTTCGATGAATTTCAATAATTTAGAGAACGCAGTAGGTAGAATGAGTGACAACCAACAAACACAGTTCACCCAGTTGAACAATGGTTTATGCCAAATTGGATACCAGAATTTACAAAACGCAACAGCTATTCAGAATCAAATTTCAGAATGTTGTTGTACAACACATCGTGGAATTGATAATGTAAATTATAACAATGCTTTGAACACTGCACAGATTAATGCTAATGTTACCGCACAGATACAGAGCATTAAAGATATTCTGTGCCAGAACAAACAAGAAGCTATGCAAGCTGAGATTCAGCAATTACAATTACAGAACGCTTTAGCTGGTGTTGTAAGATATCCTAACGGATTTGTTTACAATGCGGGCACTAATCCATTTTGTAATGGCGGGTGTAATTGTAATATTTAAGTCCTATCTGACTAGGTGTTTGTATAAGGGTGGGGCGAAAATACCTCACCCTGTTTTTCGTTAACTAGAAAGGAGTTTTATTATGAGTTGTAAATCGGCAATTTATACGGTGAATAATACTGTTAGTGCTGTAGCGATAAATGGTATTATTCCGATTGGTACTACGATTCGGAGATTCGGAAAAAACATTGAGCAAAGTGGTAATGGTGTTTTACTGTGTGGAGAGGGTTATTACAAGTGCAGTGCTAGTATTACCTTATTACCTAGTACAGTAGGAACTGTTACTGTTAGTCTACTTGCAGATGGTGTTGCTATTGCAGGTGGCACAGCTAGTTCTAATGTTGCTACAGCAAATACAGCAATTAACTTGAATTTAGAAAGTTTAGTTAGGTTAAGATGTTGTGATGATACTAGTACATTGACATTAGTACTTACTGGTGTTAATGCCGGTATTACAAATGTTGCTTTTGTTGTGGAGAAAATCTGATGTTAAATGATGAACTTAATAACAGAGTGCTTGCAATTAATTCAGCAAATTTAGCTTGCAATTTAGAAATTCTTACTTGTACATTAAAGGTACTGGAAGAGAGTAAAAAGAGCAATGAACGAATTGAAATGTTATTAAGTGAATTATTGGAGGTGCTAAAACGTGACAGTTAGTGATATATTTAGTGCTATATCTATTAGGCAAGTTGAAGCTTTAATGTTACATAATCAGTTAGCAGATTATTTTGATTTTCTTGGATTGATGGGTTTTAAAAGGTTACATGAGTATCAATATATCAGTGAAAGTGCTGAAATGAGAGGTATTCACAGATATTTTATAAACCATTATGAAATGTTGATTGAAAACAAGATAGTTGAAGCCAAAAATTATATTCCTAGTGCGTGGAATGGTAAAAGTCGTTCAGAAGTCGGAACTGATGCAAGAAAAGAAGCAGTAAAAAATTGCATGAATACTTGGGTTGAGTGGGAAACTGATACAAAGAAAATGTATGAGAGTTATTACTGTGATTTATGTGATTTACGAGAAATTGCAGGTGCTTGCAAAGTAAAAGAACTTGTGAAAGATGTTGATATGGAGTTAAAACTTGCTAACAGAATGAACGTAAAATTAAGTGCTATAGACTATGATATGTGTAATGTTATGTTGATGCAAGAAGAATTACACGAAAAATACAAAAAGAAAATGGAGAAAGTAGGTGTAAAAATTTGTTAAGTTTGGAAAAAATCGAAAAAGAAATTGCAGAACTTGAAAATCGAAACACCTGTTATTCCGTTTGTGAAAAACTAGCATGGTTGTACATTGTAAAAGACCATATGTTTAACAATGCCAACGATAAATTTGAAAGCGATATTTTTAGTTCTGACAATGAATTTTATGAATTTGCTAATTATCTTGAAAAAGACAAACTTATTAAAGTTTTGAGTGAACATATGGAAAAACTAAAAGTGCTACATCCTAATGAATATTATGAAATTATTGAAGCTTTAAAAGGTGAAATGTAAAAATATTGGGTGAGTTATATCGCTCACCCAACAGAAAGGAGAATTTGTATGTCTATTAAAATGCTTTGCAATAAAGTTAAACATGTTCTGCCATTAACATACGATGATAGTCTAAGTTATTATGAAACACTTTGCAAAGTTACAAGCAAAGTCAATGAAGTAATAGGATTTATTAATGATGAACTTGAACAGCTAAAAAAAGAAATCAAAGAAATGTTTAGGGTACAACTTAATAAACTTTTTATTGACTCTATGTATGAAAAAGAGACAGAAACATTAAAACTTATTATTAAAATAAAGGAGTAAAAATTATGGATAATATTTCAATTCTTACAGTGCAGGGGACGTCATATGCTATTAAAGATAGTGAAGCTAGAACAGCGATTGAAGAAATTAAGACAAATATTAGTGGCGGTGTACACTATCTTGGTGTTACAACTGACGCATTAACTGATGGAAGTACAAAAAATCCGATTACTATTTCAAATACAAGTGTTACGGCTAAAAATGGTGATTTAGTTATTTATAATAAGCTAGAATTTATTTATAGTGAGTCAGATAAATCTTGGCACGAATTTGGTAGCACTGGTTCTTTAAAGGCATTAGCATTCAAAGATAGTGCAAGTGGGAGTATTACACCTAGTGGTAGTGTTACTTCAAAATTTACAGGCGATAAAATTAGCATGGAAATTGATTTCACACCTGAAGGAAGTGTGGCAATTTCTAGTAGCACAACAGGAACAAAAAACTATACACCTAGTGGTACAATTTCAACACCTACTGTGTCAGCAGATGTAACCTCTAAATCTATTAAAGTTGTTAATAGCGTTGGTGCTTTACCAACTTGTAAACTGCCAGTTATGGACATGAGTGTAGCAAGTGAAACCTTAACCTTAGCATGGACAGCAGGTAGCTTCTCCGCAGGTAGCTTACCAACAACCGCAAATGCTACAGTAGTGGAAAGTGTTTCCAACTTAAAATCCACACAACCAAAAT